AAATGATGTTGAAAAAATTGAATGCCGTTAAATTACGTGCTTTTACGCTGATTGAAATGAAGGTTACTAAAACGCTCTATAATTTCCACAAAATAACGATGGATTCACTAGTAACCCTAACCTTGCTTATCAAGGCGCGTGCTATAGCTTTCTGTTGCTCATAGTCAAGCGTGAAGATGTCCTTGGTATCAAGTACCCGTCTAACATCTTCCTTGCGTTCTACGGCTTTGAGAGAGGTGTCAGTGTCTAGTTCTTTTTCGAGTGCTGCTCTTTTTGCCATGAAGTCACTTGAGCGTTTCTGCAATTCCTCTAGTGAAATCCTATCGTCGATGTATAGATCATTAAGCCTGCTAATTTTAGCGGTAAGATTATCAATCTGTTTCTGGTAACTGTCACGGTCTATCGTCTCTTTATCCGTGTTTGAAAATAGCTTGTCGATATAGTCTGAATCAGTTTGCAGCTTGCTGATTTCAGTTAGGACGAAGTGCTCTATATCGTCTTTGAAATAAAACCCAGAATCGCATTTCTCGTTGTTGTTATATACCGTCACGCCCTTGGTTTTTCGTGGATGTCGCTGCTTACACTCGTACTTAACTAAGCGTGTACCGTCTTTTCGCTTCATGCCTAGCTTGATAGCAAGAGGGGCTGAGCAATAGCCACATTGAGCTATTCCAGAAAGCATGTATTTAGCTTGAAATGGCCTAGGATTGAAACGCTGGGCGGCTGTTCTCTGTCTCGTTTTAATTTCCTCTTGTGTTTTGTTAAAATCGTCCTCTGAGATAATGGCTTCATGAGTGCCAGGGAATATCTGACCTTTAAATTGATTATATCCACAATAGACTGGATTTGAGAGAATAACCCTAACTGTCCTATAGCTCCACTCTTTATCTTGCCCGTATTGCTCATTTAGGGTGTCTCTGAGCTTGGTTACTGACATACCCGATAAATACCATTCGAACATCTTTCGGACGATTAGGGCCTGATATGGATTGACTGAGAGCGTGCCAGTCTCTTTGATGTAATCATAGCCAAAAGATGTCTTGGCCCACTGCATAGATTTCCCAGACTTTGCACGTCCTAGCTTGCCAAGCTGCATGCGTTCCTTGATTTGCTCCCTTTCGAACTCAGCTATTGCAGATAAAAGAGTTAGAAATAAAGTACCCATGGCTGAAGAAGTATCTATATTTTCTTGGATCGATACAAAATCAATTTTATTTATATTAAACACATCTTTAATCAAATAAAGTGTATCTCTTACATTTCGTGATAGTCTATCGAGTTTGTAAACTAAAACCGTGTCAAACAAACCCTTTTTTACATCGTTAATCAAGTTTGCCATTTCAGGGCGCTTCAAACTACCGCCAGAGAAACCGGCGTCAATATACTTGTTATAAACATCCCACCCCATAGCTTCACAATACTTCTCTAAGCTGTCAATTTGCCCGTCTATAGAGTATCCTTCCTCGGCTTGATTCGTGGTGCTCACTCGTACGTATATGGCGACTTTCCTAATCATTTGAGCCACCCCCGCATTCAGAATACTTCCAAGCAAAACCGCCAGCCTTTTTTCTTGTACCTTTGCAGCACATTGAAATACAAGAAAGGTTAATTTTCAGAGTTTTACTAGCATCCGTCATGCTATTCCACTCTTTTACCACATTCCCGTCTAGGTCCATTTGCAGAACCTTTTTATTACTATTTTTTCCAAGCGCCCTAATAGTGTCGATTTGAGACTGCTGCACGGATTTTAACCCAGTTTTAAATGCGTGTTTAATATTTTCACTAGCAGAAACCCACTCTAAATTATCAACAGCATTATTGGTTTTATTACCATCAATATGGTTTACTTGCGTCTTCGTTTTTGTATCCGGGTTGTCAATAAAGCAAGTAGCAACAATTCTATGAACAAAGTAATGCTTCGCTTTTCCGTTTTTAGTGAGCGCTACGGTGTGATACCCAAATTGCGTAAGTTTCTTTTTCAAAACTCTGCCTTTCAACAATCGGAAACCGTCCCATTTTGGCACAACTTTGTCTAGGCTTCTAACATTCCCTAAATCGCTAACTTCGTATAGATCTTCGTAACCTACAACTTTTTTCCATTTTTCCATTTTTTTACTCCATTCTATGATAAAATAGAGTATAGTAAAACAGCCTAAGAATTAGGTGTTTTGCTATACAATTTTCAAACCTCACGCTCTCGGTCGCCAAACTTCTGAGCGTGGGGCTTTTTTGTTTGCAACTATTTCTATTTTAGAAACAGTTGTTTTTACTCTTTCGGTAAGTGTTGTTGAAAAATTAAGGCCACATTGACCTTTTCTTCTTCGGTCATAGGAGGTTCGTTTGGATCATCCACTGAAAACTCGATAGCATGCCATTTATCATTGACTCTAATCCACTCTCTTCGTCTATGACATTGACAATCTAGGTTGTGTTTAATCACTTCCATTGGTCTATTTTCGATACTCATGTTATCTCTCCCGATAAATATCTACGACTTCCCCAATAGTTCTGATGTCGTCATTTTCTGAAAGATAGACATTGTCGTAGTCGGGGTTAAGTGACTTCAGGTATGGCGTCCCGTTTGATTTGAACTGTTTGACATAGTTCTCGCCATTAACTTGAAAAATTGCAATATCATTATTCTCTACTTGTGGGGTATGCTTGATAAAAAGTAGGTCTCCGTCTTTTATTTTAGGTGCCATACTTTCGCCTATCACTTTTACAACGCTATTAAATTCATCAGGAACTTCATTAGAGGGAATTGTGATTTCAGCGTCTACATAGTCGTCTTGCATGACCCCATTACCAGCAGAAACAAAGCCTGTGATAAAAACAGTAGTCATTTGAATTGGCTTTCTATTTTGTTTATCACGCAAGGCAAGAGCTAAATCTACTACTTTTTTCTTGTTCATGTCATTTAGTTCATCATAGATAGATTGAATATCAGAGACGGCAGGCTTATCGACTCCATACAAGATGTAGTCCGTGGAAGTTCCTAAAATCTGAGCCAGCTGAACCAACTTTCTTCCATTTGGGAGATTTTTAGCCCCCTCCCATTTGGAGATAGTGCTTTGCGATTTATAGCCCATGAGTTCAGCTATGTCACTCTGCTCAAGCCCCTTTTCTTCCCTGAGTGCCTTAATTCTATATGAAATTTCTTCGTTTGTAGTCATATTGCCACTCCTATTTTTGATAAGCCCATTATATAGTATAAAAGAGAAATAATCAAGTGTTGTGGATAAAAAAGTAAAAAAATATGAAAAAAAGTCAATTAAAGTGTTGACGAATGAGAAAAAATCATATAAAATATAATTAAGCTTGAGAAAGCTGAATATAAAAAACAAAGAAAGAGAGGAGTAGCTATGGTAGGACCAAAAATCACTATCGCTGAAATCCGTGCCAAAAATGGTAAGATGACACAGCGAGAATTCGGTGATAGCGTAGGAGTAGCGCCTCAGACGGTGAATTCTTGGGAAAAAGACATCTACCGTATCAGCGCAAAAAACCTCATGAAAATCTGCGAGATTTATCATGTGACTTCTAGTGATTTGCTAGGGACTTAATTTTTTTGCCTCCTACATGATTATTTCTCATACAAGAAGGAGACACAAGGAGACACTATGAATGAAATCAAAATTCGTGAAGGTAAAGTGTCCTTGGACGGTCAAGAGTTAAAAACTCTTACGGAATTTGAAATAAAAAGCACAACCGAGGACGGCTATGCAGAAGTGAAATTAACCTTACTTGCTAAGTTGGCCTGAAAAGGGGGGTAAGAAGATGAGACCAAGACGATATCCGTATAGCGGAAAGAAAAAAGAATCAAACGCTATTTTGAATATAACGATTGATTCTAAAAGACTAGCAAATGTTTCTAATCTTAAATTTTGCCACATGAGACGCCAATTATTTGGTCAATAAACAAATAAACAAATGGCATCGTTATTTTTTGATTTGGACTAGTAACCAAAGTGACATCTACTAAGAGAATAGCTTCGAGTGGGTCGTCGCCGTCGAAAGTATGGTCTAAATTTTCACGAAACTCTAAAAATTTTTTTATACCATCATAAGTTTCATCGGGATTATCAGGAAGTAATTTTCCAAAGTATGTTCCAGCCGCTGTCGATATAGCAATATCATAATCAATTTCTGTGGCAAAGAATGCTATATCACCAACTAAGTCAAATTTTTTTGTATTAGACATATTAATTCTCCTTTCCATAATATTTGACTAGCGACTTTCATAAGGAGATGAGAGGCCCTATTTAATCGTTTGTCATGAATTAATTATATCAGAAAGGATAGAATAACACAATATGTTGTGTTTTCAATACAATCAAAAACTATATATTGTGTTTTGGGATTGAACATGAAAAAAACTTTAAGCAAGTTACTTATTGACAGAGGAATGACAGTCACAGAGTTAGCTGAAAAGACTGGTATCAGCTATAACACGTTGATGAACATCGGAAAGAGAGACCTTTCTTTCAGCAGAATGGTGAAAATCGCTGATGCTTTAGATGTCAGTTTAGACGAATTCAGAAAGGATAATACATGAACGAATTAATTAACGTAACTTTAAACGAAAATCACGAGCCGATTGTATCTGGTCGTCAGTTACATGAGGCATTGGGAATTAAAACAGAATATAAGAAGTGGTTTAGTCGCATGACTGAATACGGCTTTAATGAAAACGAGGACTTTTTAAAGGTGACCCAAAAATGTCTCACCTCTTCAACAGGTCAAAATACGACTGACCACATCATCAAACTAGACATGGCAAAAGAAATCGCCATGATTCAGCGAACGGACAAAGGAAAAGCAGTCCGCCAGTATTTCATCCAAGTTGAGAAAGACTTCAATAGCCCAGAGAAAATCATGGCAAGAGCCTTACTCATGGCTGACAAGAAAGTTCATAAGCTAGAAGCACAGATTGAAGCGGACAAACCCAAAGTCCTATTTGCTGACGCAGTAAGTGCCAGCCACACATCTATCTTGGTCGGCGAACTTGCCAAACTCATTAGCCAAAACGGCTACAAAATCGGTGCCAATCGCCTCTTTGCTTGGATGCGTGAAAATGGCTACCTGATTAAGCGCAAGGGCTCAGATTGGAACATGCCAACCCAACGCAGCATGGACTTGAAACTCTTTGAAATCAAGGAAACAAACGTGCAACACGCAGATGGACATATCAGTGTGAACAAGACGCCAAAGGTCACAGGCAAGGGTCAGCAGTATTTTATCAACAAGTTCTTGAATGAAGATGAAGTAGCAGGGTAAGGAGGTGAACGAATGGAACTACTAACTAATAGCGACGACGCTAAAGCTAAAGTAATCTACGACATTACTGTCAAGGATGTCGTAGAAGCAATTGACGTCAAAAATAAAATCCTCAAAAACTCATTGAGTATCGAGGATGTGGAGATCAATATCGAGTGTGACACTAACATGGATGTCGACGAAGTCAAAAGATGGTCATCTTAACTCTCGTAGCAGTGCCATGGTCGATTGTCGAATAGCTGATGGAACTTCATCAGATTTATTGGATTCAACCAAAATATATGCGAAGTCTTCAAATATCTGGGTATCAAGTTTGAATGTATCTTCAAATTCTTTGCCGTTAACGTCTGCATAAATGACGGTGACATTACCGACACCTCTGAAGTGTTCTTCAATAGCTGATGTAATCTTTTGTCCAGGAGCTAGCATATTGCCGACAAGTGACTGGAAATGGTGGCGGTTGTATTTCCCTAAATAGTTGTCAACTTGAATTGACTTAATGTAAGCAGGGGTTTGCCCAAAATTTTTAAAGGTAAACATTCGACTATGTTTCTTGATAGCGAAAATATCCACGTATACATTGACGTAAGGCCTAGCCATATCTTCGGCAGCTTGCTTGGTAAGTTCGATAGATAAAGCGTTTTGTTCGTTAGCCTTGGCTGACTGTTCAATGGCTATCCTTGATAGCCTGATACTTATAGCACCGGTAACAAGCGAAACGACAATAGCAATGACCTGAATCCAGTCGGAAATAGAAATCGACATAATAAAAACCTCGTTTTTTATTAACTATTATATCAAATGGAAAGGAACTGAAAATGAAGGCACTAAAAAAGCTCAAAGATTTCTTTGAGTCGAACTTAGACGGATATGATGTGGTACTAGCTATCATTGGTAGCTTGTTCGGAGTTGTTATTGGTACAGCTATTTTCTGGCTATTTATTAAATGACCAACTTTGAAACACTAACATGACAGACCCATTAAAAAGGAGCAAAAATGAAGCATTTAAAACTAAGCATTAAACCTAAACGAGAACCAAGCGAGGGTCAATCTCTTAATTCTTCAGGATATTCAATAAAAATCAACGACTGGGAATTAGGACGTGGCGTTACTGATTTTAAATTAGAAATGTCAGCGAGTAAAACACCAAAAGCCATCATCACATTGACACCAAACGTTATTGATATCGATGGGGTGAAGGCAATTGCAGGAATTCAAACATCAATGTCTGAACTCGATGAATAGACCGCTGAAATCAGTTTTATCAAAAAAGTCCCTCTGGAACGGCAATTCCATCGAGGGACTAGCAAAACAAATCACGAGGTAATTATACCATGAAATCGGTTAAAAAGAAATGGGAGCCGCGCATAGTGAACATTATGGCAGATGGTTCTCAAGTTGACGACTTGACGGGCTACGTTATCCCAGCTGGTCACATCTACTATGACATCATCATAGGTTATCACAAGGAAAAGCTACGGAAAGGGGCTTGACTATGAGGTATGCAATACATAATCAGGAACACCAATGAAAATTACACATCTATCAATAACGCTTTTACCCAAGACAAACGGCTGAAACCAGCAACGATAGGTATTTTAACGGTCATCTTGACTAACAAGCCTGACTGGGTCGTATATCCTGATGAAATCGCAAGACGGCTAGGCATAAGCCGCAATACCGTTGATAACCATTTCAAAATCTTAGAAGAAGCAGGATATATGAGAGTGGTCAAGCGTAGCCTAGGTAGAGCAAAGGGAACCGAGGTACACAGGTTTTTCTCAGATGTTCCTATAACAGACAGCTACCTAGAGTATCTGATGGGACACCTTGAGAAAGAGTTATCCACAGGTAACACAATGTGAATTTTACAGTTCCCAAAAATTGCAATGTGAAAAATTGCAATGTGAAAAATTGCAATGTGAAAAATTGCAATGTGAAAAATTGAGCACTAATAAATACTAACTATACAACAAGTACTAACTTACAATAATCTAGAGCCTTACGGCACTAACTAGCAATAATTACTAATAGATAACTATACAGTAGTCATAGTTAGAGAATAAGAGAGGTAAATATGACTAATCAAGAACGCTATGAGGAAGATTTAAAAATCATTCCCGAAGGCGGAAGCAAATCCTACGTCATTGACGGATTTAATGCCTGCATTAGAAGACATGGATATTTTGGGCATCTATGCGGATACGTCGAAGTGCCAGACGGATTGAACGTCAACATTGACGAAATCGATTGTCACGGAGGCATCACGTTTAACGACCATGGGAGTGCGTTTCCAACCAACGGCTACTATATCGGTTTCGATTGCATACATCATGGCGATTGGGCCCCTTTCACAGCTAGCGAGGGGTTTTCGGATAGCTATGAAACATACAAAGACAGCGAGTTTGTCTTAAACGAAATCAAGAATATTATCAAGCAACTAAAGGAGAAACAGAAATGAAAAAACTTATCAATTGGATTTGGTCAAACAAGCAAGCAGAAACAATCGTACACCGCCCTTATCGTATGATTGATGACAAAATCCATTCATACAACAAGACTCATGGACTACCATTAGATCAAGTGAAAGGATAATATGAAACATCTATTAAAATTCCTATTTGGCAAAAAGAAGCCCCCCAAAAAAGACTACTTTTTTGAAGTCGTAGAGACTCCAGAGGAAAAACAAGAGCGGCTTAAACAGAAATATAGCAAATAACATCAATCTCTCAGCGTGTAGCCATGGTCCTTCCGTGGAGTGTAGCATATACTTTAATGCCCCAAATTATAATCTACTTTTCCACACACTTATCTTTTCTAAAAAACAAAAAACATGAAGCGGTGGGGCTGTTGGTGCACGTTGAGAGCGCCAAAAAAAGCACAGGTAAGGGCCTGTGCAAACAACAACATTTTACAAGGAGAATATATCATGAAACTAACAGAAAAACAAGTCGTATTTTACAGTGCTGAAAAAGATGGATTTCTTAAAAGTTACAAGGACAAAGGAAGCATAGTGTTTGAAGCAGTTTTTGACGAGCGTCTTTGGAAAGCACTACAGTTACCGATTGAGTTTTACGAAAAACAAAAAAACAATCTCGACAAGCTCGCTGAAGCGTTTGACTGTGAAGTGCTTATCGTAGAAGTCGAATACAATGTAACTAAACTTGACGGTTCGGACTTCGAACGCACAGAGCGTGAAGGATCCTTGAAGGATGGAATCAAAGCGCTTATGGAATTATTGAATAATTAAATAATTGAAGTGGTGGGAGGGCAGGCATTAAATATGGAACAAGAAACTTATGAAGTCGACAGCCGATGGCGAAACAAGTACATGGCTTTAGGTCGTGAGCTGGGCGAGATTATCAACAGTCAGCAAGACAGAATCTTGTCACTGTCTCAAGAAAACACCAAACTCAAAAAGAAGTTATGGCACCTAAAAAAGTCAAAGGGCAGGAAATGGCTCTAAAAATCGCTTGTAACCGTCCCAACTAATCTAGTGGCACAATTACACTAGAGGAACGGTAAAACGGCAAATAACCCCCAAAATTTGAGAATTAGGGGTATCTGAAAAGGATATGACATGGAAGAGATGACATTTACAGAGTTGCAACAACGGATGCAACTTGAAAAAAAGAAAGAAGGGACTGCCAAGTACGCTTCAAGGCACGTCGAGGACATTTACAACGCTTTTAAAAGTTTGAAATCAAATTGGAGCGTTGTAGTCAACTATGATCTAGTCGAATTCTCTGGCAAGACTTTTATCAAGGCGATTGCAACGGCATCTAACCGAGAGGAGAAAGAGCAAGCAGTAGCGTTCGCAGAATTATCTCCCGTACCGATTTTGAAAACCCGAAACGGAGACTTAAAGCAAATGAATGAACCGCAATGGGTAGGGGCCGTACAATCATACGCTGGGAAGTACGCCTTGCAAGCACTATTTGCAATTGGTGAGGAAGACGTGGACCACTTCGAAGTGGCAGAGGAGAGTTTGAGACCAAACCAACCACATCAAAATCAGCAACCGCAAGCACAACCCCAGCAACAAAACACCCCACAACCTAATTTCATTAGCAACGAACAGCATGACCTTATTATGCAGCAACTCAATGAGTTGGCTTTGTTAAGCGGCAAAGATTTCGAATACATTGGGAACTACTATCTACAAAAATACAAACTCAAAAATTTCCATGAGCTGCTAGTTCCGGGGCTTGAAATCGTGGTCAATGACCTTCAAGGGGAAATCAATAAAAGGAGAGGAAACTAGACATGAAGGACGTAACAAACAATTTTTTGGAAACAATCGAACCGATCTATACGCCGGGGACAATTAACTTCGATTTTGACAAATTCGATGCAGCTATCCAAGCGGCAGTTAGCGAATTATCAGACGAGCAACTGGACCAGCTTGAATATAGTGACATCAAGAAAGAAATTACCCGCTATAAAGGGCTTGATGACAAGCTAGACGCTAAACGCAAAGAAATTTCAAAAATCTATAAGAACCCACTCACAGAGTTTGAGGGTAATCTGAAGAAATCACGCAAGCCATTGCAAGAGCTGGTTGACAAGTTGCGTGCAAAACGTGATGAAATCGACAATCACCAAGCAATGCTACGAGCTGACCACGTTAGATCAGTATTTGAAGAAAAGTGTAATCTTGCCGGATTGGACAAGGACACATTCAAGGATAAGTACGACGGCTATTCTTTGAAGAAGTATTTCAAAGACAAGAAGATGGAACTCAAAAAAGAGACTATCGAAGAAATCGACGCCCTTGTTTTGGCTGAGTATGACAGACTTGAGGAATACAAGGCAAATATCGCCATGATTGAAGAACAAGCCCTTGATTATGAGTTACCAGCAGAACCATACACTAGAGCATTGCAGAACGACACGCCTTTAGTCGAAATCTTGAAGCAAATGAAAAAGGACCGTGATGCAGCTATTGAACGCAAGCAGCAAGCAGAAGCCAAACGACAAGCGGAAGCGACACGCCTAGCAGAGATTGAAGCAATGGCTAAGCAATCAGCCAACGAGGAAATCAAGGCGGTAAATGCTGAAACAGGCGAGGTTATCGAAGATGTTAAGCCTGTCGAGGAAGTGCCTAGCAAGCCCGTAGAGCCGTACAAGGTCAATCTTGCTCTTACATTCCACGGTGGCGAGAATCAATGGCGCCAATTCGCTAAGTTGCTTGATGATAACTTTGTGAACTATGAAATTCTGAAATGAGGAAGTGAATGATAACAGTAAAATTCTTGATGGTGAACGAGTCGGGAATGGAAATTAAAACTCGTGACAAAGGGTTTAAGAGCAAATTGATGCACTGCATAGAGACTAATCAACCAGTTTCATTAGTAGATGATGGTAAAACATATCTGTTAAACCCAAGGAATATCCTAGCTGTAGAAATTGATGGAGTAAAACAATGATTAATAATGTCGTGCTGGTTGGAAGGACAACCAAAGACCCAGAGCTACGCTACACGCCTAGCAATGTCGCAGTAGCTACATTCAGCCTTGCGGTTAACCGTACCTTCAAAGATGCTAATGGCGAACGTGAAGCGGATTTTATCAATTGCGTTATCTGGCGTCAGCAAGCTGAGTATTTGGCTAACTGGGCTAAAAAAGGGGCGTTGATTGGAATTACTGGACGCATCCAGACACGTAGCTACGAGAATCAGCAAGGTCAACGTGTGTACGTTACTGAGGTTGTCGCTGAGAACTTCCAAATGTTAGAAAGTCGCAACAGTCAAGGTAATCAGCAGAACCAAGGGAACTCTTTCCAAAATGGAAACAGCTCACAAGGTGGAAACGTTAACAATGGATATAACCAGCAACCGCAACCGCAAACGCCAAACTTTGGGCGTGGCAACTCAATGCAGGGGAACCCTATGGACATTAGTAGTGATGATTTGCCCTTCTGATAAAAGGTGATGCAAATGAAGTTTAAACCGATTAAAGGATACGAGGGCATCTATGAAGCGTGCTCAGACGGGACAATTTGGACGTGCGAAGGGAAAACAACTTACTAGGGAGAAATCACGGCTACCTCAGTCTAAAAATAAAAAGAGGTAAGGGTGTAGACGGCTACGAAGTTAGATTGGTCTAGGTGTTTCATGGAAAAATTGATTTTAAAATTTGAACTTGATAGAAAACAAATGATCTCAGCGAATGACAGGATGCATTTTCAGCAGAAGGCTAAAATCACAAGGTTTCTACGACAACTAGCGCATTACGAGGGAGAGAATACTTTAAGAGATTACTTTGGTTTACCTTTTAACGAAAAAAAGCCTTGTAAAGTGATTGTCTGGATATTCGCCCCGACAAATCGCAGATACGACCCCCCAAACTGGTCACCCACCAGTAAAGCCCTATTAGACGGCTTGACTGATGCAAATTTCTGGACGGATGATAACTACCACATCATTAAGTCAACGGATTTCAGACATGGCGGGAAGTCAGGAAATAAGAAATACAGGATTGAGCTTGAAATTGAGGAGTTGGAATAACAAGGAGGAAAACGACAATGAAAAAATTTAACGGTGCAATGGTTACGAAATTCAGAGAAAAATACGGATGGACCAAGACACATCTAGGAGAGTTGTTAGGTGTTTCACAACAATCTATCACAGACATTGAATACAATCGCAACAAGACTGAACCAACTCGAGAGTTTCAAAATAACTTGGCAGAAGTTTTAGGAGTGTCTGTCAGTGACTTTTATAGCGAAGAAAACGATATAGAATATAATTTTAAGCCATCAGGTTCAAAAAATAGTAGTCCATTCAAGAAAATAGAGTTTGGGATAGAGCAATTTTTAAATTCGTCTAAACAATATGATGTCATCGTAGAAGTCGAACGAATTGGCATTAAAAATTCAAGAATGGATGCGTATGATTTCGTTGACCTGTATGGCGATAGAAGAATAAGAGGAATAAATACAGAAATTGAAAAAGAGGTTACCTCAACATATCGAAACGATGAATTGATATACACTGATGAAACATTATCTAGTGTAGTTGTATTGTATGTGAAGGCTAACAAGAAGGACAATGAGGAATAAAAATGAAGTATAAAGTAACTGAATATTTCTCAGATGTTCGAGAAGAGCAAACTGGAACTTGTGAGCTATGCTATGGGACCGCTTTGGTCGAAAGTGGTTCAATCACAGTTGAAGACGAAAACGGAACGGAAACAGAAATCCCATTGACAGACTGGAATTGGGGTGATTTTGACACAATCTATATCGACAATGTGGTTAATTTCTCTGCATGGTTGCAAGAAAAAGAAGTTGAACCAATCGCTGAAGAGACAAATGATTGGTCGTGGTTGAATGAGTTAGTAGAAAAATATGACGAGGAGCAGAAATGAATATAGAAGAATTTATTGAAACTATCAGAGACGCAATTGATTTAATAGAACAACTAGACGAACCACAACCGTTGAAGCTAAAAGATATCACAAGCCGAATGAAAGAGCTAGATTCTCATGCTCGGTCAGAATGGATTGATGTAATCTTACACGAATTCGGTGAAGAGTTTGGTTCAAAAAAATATCGTGACGGATACGAGCAAGGCAAGTTAGAGGGAACTATCGAACGTGTTAAACCAGTCGTACCGCAGTCTGTGGCGGATTGGATTGATGCATGTAAAGAAAATTTGGCAATAGGATTATATACTGCTATGAATCCAAATTTTTTGAAACAGTGGAATAAAAGTGATGAACTTATTTGCTGGATTAAAAAGGCAAGAAACCAAGATATCTTTGCTCGTGCTTGGGTTGATGGCTACGAGGTTGAGAAAGAAGTTAGGTATATGGTTAGGTTTAAAAATATTGGAAAGATTTATAGCTATCTTAACTATGATACAGAAGAACAATCTTTTAAACTAAGTAGCAAAACTGAATCAATGTTCTTTAAACCTAAATTTACAAAAGAGTTCCTTGAAAAAAATTCTTTCGGCTGGGTCTTCGACTGCGAGGGTATTGAAATCGAGGAGGTGGACGAATGAGCAAACCTAAAGTCGGGTCGTATTGGACACACAAAAAGACTAGAAGAGATTACAAAGTCCTCTGTGTCGGTTTGTGGGAAGAAACGTTAGAAGAGTGCGTTGTTTATACTTCGGAGAAAGACAAAAGATGCTGGATTAGACCTCTTGAAATATTCATGGATGGACGATTTGAGGAGGTGGAATGAACGAGCAAGAGAGTACAGGCTACAATTTCTAATGATCTATTCATCCACATCTTAGTTTTGAAAGAGTACGGAAATTACAAAAGTTTATCAGCTCTAGTGGAAGAATCGCTTGAAAAAACACTATCTGAATATAACAAATATCAAAGTTTTAGAGATTATTTAAACATGAGGAAGCGCAATGAATAACCTTAGAAATCTACGAAAACAGAAAAATCGAACCATCGTCGAGGTAGCTGAAGAAATAGGAGTGCCAAAGGTGACGGTTTTAAGTTGGGAACACGGAACCAGTCAAATTAGCATGGGTAAAGCCAAAAAGCTAGCTAAATACTTTGGTGTTAGCGTTGGTTATCTATTAGGGTTTGATACACCAGCAAACGGCATCCCAGCGCTTATCGATAAAATCAACAAGTGGGCTATTAGTCATGGACTGGACAAAGGTAATCCTAAAATCGAATGGATGAAAGTTACGGAAGAAGTGGGCGAGATTAGAGACGTGTTTCTAAAACCAAATGATTTCGCTGACCCAGAATGGTCGTTAAAAGACGCTATAGGCGATTCTATCGTGACGCTAGTAGTTTTATGCTTACAGCTCGGTTACGACGTCGAGGAGTGCCTCACAATTGCTTATAACGACATCAAGGATAGAAAAGGAGTAATGATTGATGACAACTTTGTTAAAACCAAAACGAGAGAATCAGCTAATAGTAGCCACAATTCTGCTAGTGCTATCGCTGGCGATTAACATCGGCACAGTGATCTGGGTAGTCAACCGGCCTATTGAGATGGTACTTATCCACAAAGCAGATAATGCCGTTGAACTACATGGCAAGGTGACTGGTAAATCTATGGTCGGGAAACTCTACACGCTCGATTGTGGGGCGTATGGCAAGTTCCTAGTGAGCAAGGAACAGTATGAGAGCCTCAAGGTCGGTGATGACATCCCTGATTATTTGAGAGGAGTTGGAAAATGAAAAAATTAGGAATTATTTTAGGAGCGGTATTCGTAATCGTTGTATCGCCATTTGTGGTTCAGTATGGCTGGAATGAAATTATCACAACAATTGTTCCAGTTGGCAAAATTACAGTATGGCAAGCATTAGGGATGGATGCACTACTATCTTTCATCTGGCCTGTGTTATCCAGCAAAAAAGAATCTGAAGAGGATTACTCATACGTTGTAAAAAGCAGCATTTCAAAAATCATTACATGTGCATTTTTAATTTGGTTAGCTAGTTTATTTATTTAAGGAGGATTTGAGATGATACCAAGATATAGAGCGTGGGATGGCGGCTCGCTATGCCGCATGTACAGTCCAGAAGAAGTAATGGTTGGCAATGGCGACATTTGGATTATTGATGAGGATGACGTTGCTGGTGAATGGATCGTGAATAATGACCTTGTTCTCATGCAATCAACAGGATTAACCGACAAGAATGGCAAAGAAATCTTTGAAGGGGATATTATTGCTATAAATTTGGAAGGCATTGAAACGCCAATAACTGCAAAAGTTTTCCAAAATAGAAAGATAGGCATTTTAATGTTCCATGCTTTTGAAGATAACGAAGATGTCCCGATGGTAGAGTTGCTAGAAGGAGATTCAGTGGAATTCGCAATCATCGGGAATATATGGGAGAATCCAGAACTATTAGAGGTGAGGACATGACTATTTACCAATATGCAGGCCTTACTCAGAAACTGCACCAACAACTAGTGGTTGAATTTAACACACTGAGATTAAAACACAAAAGAACGCTTACCAAGCACATCCAAGAGGTTAAACAGTGTGACCGTCATCAAGCTAGGAAATATTTCCAGAGATTCGACAACGTGGTTAAAGAACGCTCGAGACTGTCGCCTGACACTACTAACGAACTAAAAGAGTTTCTCTCACGCGACCTGATAAGCGACTTGCACGCTTATCTGTCAGAGCATTATTCTGGTAAGTCTGGCACAGGTCGCCAAGCCGTTGATAAGACGAATGCAGGGCTTACCGAGGAACTATTTCAACGTTATCGCAAGGAAGTAGAAGCGTTAAGAGCTACTTATCCAAACAGTATCGTGGCACATATCATGGAAATTAAGGGTTGCTCGAAGAGAGAAGCTAAGAACATCTACAGTGCTATCAATGCACTCTATGTAGAACATGTTAATTTGACACCTCGCAAGGTAATACAGCTGGAAGGATTGCTATCCAGAGAGTTATTCAGTGAGATAGCAAAGTACGTCTTTAACCACTACGAATGGCCAGAGAGCCTAGATAGCGAGGTTGACCGTATCACTCTTGAATATCGGACCAAAGGCGAGGTAGGTCGTAACAAGCCAAGCGTTAAACGTTATCTGTACCATGCCTATGCGCTTGGTGTGTAGGTGGTGAGAATGACAAAGAAGAAAATAGAGCGCCTATCAATTAATCATAGCAGGGAAATTAATTGGCTTAGGTGGTATTCCCTGAGAGATAAGAAGAATCCAAAAAAGACCGTGCTAGAACAGAAAATACACGAGGCGTTTTTAAAAGGCAATTCTGAAGAAGCGGCCTTTCTAACCAATTTACGGAATACAACAGAGGAATACACTGATAAGTCTGACAAACTGTTGCTAAAGACAATCAAGGAAGTCTACGTGTATAGGAACATCAATGTCATCGGTGCATGTCAAAAGATACTTCACAAAAGTCCTAGCCCTGCTTATTCCCAGATTAACGACTGGTTTGATGATTACGTACTTGCAACTTACAAACACATTCCACTGTCGAAATAACCGTAAAACATCCCCTCTTTTAGCATATAAAATGAAATCATGAGTAATTATACTTGTGATTTTTTGATTGAAAGGAGGAACGATGAAAGAAAGACAGAAACGTTTTGCCGACGAATACATCAAGACAGGGAATATCGAGCAATCAGCGCTAGAAGCTGGCTACTCTAAAACTTATGCAAGAAGTCAATCACATAAATTATTGGCAAACGTTGGCATAAAAGCTTACATAGATGAGCAAATGGAAGAAATCCATAAGCGAAGACGACAGCAACACAAGTCGAACATTATGGATGCGGAAGAGGGGCTCTCTATTCTTTCCGACATTGCTAGGGGCAAACGTGATGAAGAAGTACTAATGATGAATCCGGTCACGGGGGAGGTCGAGCGTATCATGAAAAAAGCTGATAATGCCACAGTCATTAAAGCCATTACTGAAATCTTGAAACGCTATCCGACTGCTAAACAAGCTGAAAAATTGGAGCTTGAGATTGAGAGATTGAAGACACAGTTAACAGATACACAGATAGAAGACGATACGATTACTATTGTCGATAGTTGGGAGGGTGACGATGAAGGTCATTGATATTCAGAAGAACGTTAACCCTCACTTTAAAAGCGTTTGGCAGTCCAAAAAGCCATATAACATCCTAAAGGGTGGCCGGAACTCGTTTAAGTCATCTGTGATTACTTTGAAACTCATCATCATAATGCTTTGGTACATCGTGAGAGGTGAGACAGCAAACATTGTAATTATCCGCAAAGTAGCCAATACAATCAGGGACAGTGTCTACAATCAAATTCAGTGGGGGCTAACGCTATTTGGTTTAACTAGTCGTTTTAAGATGACAGTCAGTCCGTTTAAAATAACGCATAAGAAGACAGGTTCAACCTTTTACTTCTATGGCTTGGACGACTACCAAAAACTAAAATCAAACAACATTGGTAATATCGTTGCTGTTTGGTATGAGGAAGCCGCTGAGTTTTCAAGCGCTGAAGAGTTTGACCAGACTAACATTACTTTTATGCGACAGAAACACCCACGCGCCAAATTCGTACAAATATTCTGGAGCTACAATCCACCTATCAATCCCTACAGCTGGATTAATGAGTGGTTTGAGGAAATGAAGACAGAAGATAATTATCTGTGTCATTCTAGCACCTACCTTGATGATGAGTTAGGTTTTGTCAATGATCAAATGCTGGCTGATATAGAGCGTATCAAAGAGAACGACTACGACTATTACAGATATGTCTATCTAGGCGAGTCTGTGGGACTTGGTAACAACATCTACAACATGACTACGTTCCACCCTTTGGAGGCTTTACCAAGTGACGATAGGCTTATCGGTATATCGTTTGCGCTTGACGGTGGACACCAACAATCAGCCACAGCATGTTGTGCTTTTGGTATCACAGCCAAAGGAAAGGTTATCTTACTTGATACTTGGTACTACTCACCAGCTGGGCAAGTCGTTAAGAAAGCACCTAGCCAGTTATCACAGGATATTTACTATTTCACAACCAAGGTCGTTGGACAGTATAAAGTACCAATCCTGCAGTACACCATAGATAGTGCAGAGGGAGCTTTGAGAAACCAAATGTACCTTGACTTTGCTATTAGATGGCATCCAGTGGCTAAGCTAAAGAAGGTGACGATGATTGACACATTCCAGTCATTGCTGACAGAAGGGCGCTTTTATTACCTCGACATCGAGAATAACAAGATATTCATCGAGGAGCATAAAATGTATCGGTGGGATGAGAAAACCATTAAATCAGACAATCCGAATGTCATTAAAGATGATGACCATACGTGTGACGTTGCCCAGTACTTCGTGTTAGATAACGCAAAAATACTCGGTTTGCGTGTGGGTAACTCATAAGGAGGACAACAATGAACCTAATGCAGAAAATAAAAGACTTTTTCAACCGTGGGAGGTATAACATGGAAACAGCAAACCTAAACAGCATACTAGATCATCCAAAAGTAGCTGTGACAAAATCAGAGTTTAATCGTATCCAACATAATCTAAGCTATTATCAATCTAAGTTTGATGATGTTGAATACACCAACACAGACGGCGATAGAAAACATAGAAAGCTGAATCACTTACCGATTGCACGTACGGCTTCGAAGAAGATTGCTAGCCTTGTCTATAATGAGCAAGCAGAAATCACAGCGGATGATGATACGCTGAATGATTTCCTTAACGACATGCTTGGCAATGACCGCTTTAACAAGAACTTTGAACGCTATTTGGAATCTTGTTTAGCCCTTGGTGGGCTTGCTATGCGCCCTTATGTGGACGGTGACAAGATACGTGTAGCATTTATTCAAGCACCTGTTTTCTTGCCTTTACAGTCTAATACACAGGATGTATCAAGCGCTGCTATTCTGACGAAGACAATCAAATCAGAGGGAAAAAACAACGTGTACTACACCTTGGTAGAATTTCACGAGTGGGTGACTAAGGACGGCGATACGTATGGCAGTACGAAAGATAAGAGCCTGTACCGTATCACTAACGAACTTTACAAATCAAGAACAGATAGCACGCTCGGTGAACGTGTCAACTTAAGCGAGCTTTATCCCGACCTTGAACCAGTGACGGTGTTAAAAGACCTCTCACGTCCACTATTTACGTACCTGAAAACGCCAGGTATGAACAATAAAGATATTAACAGTCCATTAGGCCTATCTATCTTTGACAATGCTAAGACAACCATTGACTTTATTAACCGCACCTATGATGAATTCATGTGGGAGGTCAAGATGGGTCAAAGGCGCGTGCTTGTTCCTGAGCAGATGACACAACTCAAAGTGCAGGATGAACAAGGGAACATCACATTCAAGCGCCGTTTCGATGTAGAGCAGAACGTTTACATGCAAGTGGCAGCAGGCAACATGGACAGTGGGAACATCACTGATCTAACGACACCTATTCGCTCGTCTGATTACATCTCAGCTATCGCTGAAGGGCTAAAACTATTTGAAATGCAGATAGGTGTGTCTAATGGCATGTTTACCTTTGACGGGCAAGGTGTCAAGACAGCGACTGAAATCGTAAGCGAAAACTCTGACACCTATCAAATGCGCAATAGCATTGTGGCACTTGTCGAACAGTCCATTAAAGAGCTTTGCGTGTCTATGTGTGAGCTTGGTAAGGCTGTTGGAATCTACAAAGGGACTGTTCCAGAGCTTGACGAGATTTCAGTGAACCTTGATGACGGTGTATTCACTGACCGTCATGCTGAACTTGACTACTGGGCTAAGATGGTAGCGGCTGGGTTGGTGCCTAAGACAATGGCTATTGAGAAGACTTTGAACGTGACCGAGGAACAAGCCAAAGAAATTTACCAAAGTATCAACGATGAAACTATGGTAAGTGCTAACGCTTTTAGGACTGCTGATGAGGTTAATATCTACGGGGAGTAGTAGATTATGACTAAGAAGAAACCAATTAAATTAAACGACCAACAATTAATGTTGATGGCTGATAATGTCTCGGACATCTATCGTCAGTTGTGTAACGACCTATTCGACAATGTTGTGGAGCGGTTGCACGACCGTGGAACTTATTACCTTGAAAAGCAACCCTATCTGTGGCAGTTAGAAAAGATGGCTGACATGGGAATGTTGAACGATTACAATGTCAAACTAATAGCTGAAAGGTCTGGAATTGCCGAGGAACTAATCAGGGACATCATCGAAAACGAAGGTTATAAGGTCTATAAAGACACTCACGAGCAATTAAACTCCAACGCCTATGATTATAAAGTCATGAAAGACCTGATTAGTTACTCTAATCAAGCGGTCGATGACGTGCACAACCTTATCAATACTACACTCCCAAAGAGTGTCCAAGCGATGTATAAGGATATCATAGAGACTACAGTAGCTAAAGTAGTCACTGGTATGGCAACCCATCAAGAAGCCCTTGACGAAACAATAATGAAGTTTCAACAGCGTGGCTTCTATGGATATACCGACAAGGCTGGTCGTAGAAGAAGGGCTGATGATTATGCTAGGACAGTTATTAACACAACCGTTAGGCGGACATTCAACGAAATGCGAATGAGACCAGCTCAAGAGTTGGGGATTGATACATTCTATTACTCAATCAAGGCAGCGGCACGGGAAATGTGTGCACCCCTCCAAAATCAAATAGTCACGACTGGGCAAGCTAGAACCGAGGAAGGTGTTAAGATATACGCTCTCGATGATTACGGTTATGGTAAGCCTGGTGGATGTCAAGGTATTAACTGCGGACACACCATGACCCCGTTTATTCCTGGTGCTAACTATATGCCCGATATTGACGACGACTTGAAAGACTTGACCGAAGAACAAGCCATAGAGAACGCCAATATCCAGAGCAAGCAGAGAGCAATGGAGAGAGCTATCAGGAACTCTAAAGAGCAGTTACACGTTGCGGAAATCATGCACAATGATGAATTAACCAACAAATACAAAACAAAGCTCACAGACCAAAAGAGAGCCTTGAAATCGTATATTGATGACCATCCATTCTTGTATCGAGATGAAAACCGTGAGAGGTACTATAGAAACCCTGTTCTATTTGCTATCACAGGAAATCTAACACGAGACACCTAGAGAAATCTTGGTGTTTTTTTGTTGCCCTAAAACCGTAAAAAAACCCATTACATTCAAAGTAAACTGAGTTAGTAAATAACATTTTTGCTTTTTCGGTGGGAGTTATCCACCTAAAAAGAACTAAGGAGGTAAAACATGGCATTTACAACCGAGGAACTACAAGGGCTTGGATTGACTGAAGAACAGGTCAAAGAGGTGTTTGCTTTGCACGGCAAGGACTTGAACGCCATTAAATCAGACCTAGAAACAGCAACCCAAGAACGAGATAGCCTTAAAAACCAATTGCAAAACACAGAAGCACAACTTGAAACGTTGAAGACTGATGCAAATACAAGTTCCGAACAGAAAGAAGCTCTTGCTAAATTGCAAGCAGAATACGACAAGTACAAGGCTGATGCTGCTGCTGAACTTGCAAAAACCAACAAGGTGAACGCTATCAACCTAGCTTTGAAAGACACCAAGGCACACAATCCAGCAACATTGATGAAATTCATTGACGTTGATGCCATTGAGCTTGACGATAATGGCAAACCACAACTTGACGATGTCATCAATGGTTTGAAGGAAAGTGACCCTTATCTTTTCCAAGCAGAGGAAGGTAACGATACACCTAACCCTAGTATCGTACCATCAGGGAATCCAGCCGCTAATGGTTCAAGCAATGCTGACCCATTCCAAGCTGTCATTGATGGGTACGGGAAATAATAAGAAAGGAGATTAGTAATGACTGCTACTAATCAAAACAACCCAGTCCGTCGCTACGAGAAGCAATACGCTGGCATTCTAGGAACTGTATTCGGTGTACGTGCAGCCTTCTCTGGCGCATTGTCACCTATTCAAATTTTGGATGGCGTACAAGAAAATGCCACTGCCTTCTCTGTTAAAACCAACAATACACCAGTAGTTGTAGGAGAGTACAAAACAGGTGCAAATGATGGTGGTTTCGGTGATGGCACTGGAACTGGCTCACGCTTTGGCGCTTTGACTGAAATCAAATACGCTAACACAGATGTCCCATATGACTACAACCTTGCCATCCACGAAGGACTTGACCGTTACACTGTTAACAACGATCTAAACGCTGCAATCGCTGACCGTTTGAAATTGCAATCTGAGGCACAAACTCGCCAAATGAACAAGCGTATCGGTAAATTCTTGTCAGATAACGCTGGTTCTATTGAGGCTCTTGCTGACTTTACTGAAGAAAAAGTGAAAGCTTTGTTCAACAAGGTTGACGCTTACTACATCAACCAAGAAGTAACAGCACCAGTCACGATCTATCTACGCCCAGAGCTTTTCAACGCAATCATTGACATGACTGCCAATACATCTGCTAAAGGTTCAAGCGTATCTATCGACAACAATGGTCTTGCTCGCTACAAAGGCTTTACTTTGGTTGAAACACCTGCTCAATACTTGCCAGATGGCACACTAGCTGTGTTCTCACCAGACGGAATCGTTATTCCATTCGTCGGTATCTCTACAGCTCGTTCTATCGAAGCTACAGCGTTTGATGGTGTTCTTTTGCAAGCTGCTGCTAAAGGTGGTACTTACGTCCTCGATGATAACAAGAAAGCTATTGTTAAAGTGACAGGTACAGTCGTTTAGGAGGTGGCTCATGGCACTATACAAAGCAACTAAAAACTTACACTTTGCATCACTTGGAAAGAGCGTGATTGTTGACGAGCATATCGAACTTGAAGACGATCATGCTGCACAGGTTAACAAAGACCTCAAGACAGCATTCCCTGATGTTAAAGCGGTACTTGTACCAGTTGACGAAGCTGAAGCACCTAAAAAGACAACTCGAGCTAAGAAAGCTGATACTGAGACGGTCGAAGATGACGATGAATAAGGGGTGGCAACCCCTTTATTTGAAAAGGAGGTTACTATGTCTTATTTAACAAAAGAAGAATTTGTTGACATGGGCTTTCATGAAGTGGCTGACTTCGACAAGCTAGAAAAAAGAGCAGAAATTGCTATTAATTTCTATACTCAAGGCATCTATCAACAGCATATAGACTTTGAGAAAGAGGCAGATTATCGCAAACAAGCTGTTAAGTTAGCTATGGCGTTCCAGATTGCCTATCTAGACACCTCAGGCGTCATGACAGCCGATGAAAAGCAAACCATGTCAAGCGTTACTATTGGCCGTACACGAGTTGATTATGGCAGTAAACACAGAATTACAGCAGGTCAGCAATTTAACTTATGTTTGGATGCTGAAAACGCCCTAAAACAAGCAGGTTTTAGCCTAATTGTGGGGGTGGACTATGATAGATAAACGCATGTTGGTTGATACGGTTACTATTCAAAAGCCCGATGGCGAAGATAAGTGGGGGAAAGAGACTTACTCAGACCCTATCGTGTTAAAACATGTAAGGTTTGATAGGTCGGTTTCTCACACTGGTAGTGGCGCAGACCGAAGTGAGAATAATTCCTCAGTCCTCATGATCTATCCAAAGTACGCATCCATCGAATTGGATGATAGTTGGTTGAATGGTCGAGTTGCTGACGAGAACAGGAATTACATCATTCGCAAAATAATTCCACAGTATCATCCATTCAAAAAATCAATCCTATGTTATGAAGTAGAAGTGATCTAAATGGGTGCTAGTGTTAACGTTAAGGTCGACTTAAAAGGACTTGAGAAGAAATGCAGTCCTGAAGCTGTTAGGCGTGGTCAAATTGCCATGACTGACCAAATGCTTTTGGACATGAATAAATTCGTTCCAATGAGGTCTGGAAAATTGCGAGAGTCTGGGCATGCCCGTGTTGATACACTAACGTGGTCAACGAAGTATGCACGGATTAGGTTTTATAATCGTAGGCTTAAACTGTTCTTTTCAGAAAAACAACGGAAGTTTTTCTTTGCAAAAAAAGACGAACTGTTAGCGAAAAAACCAAAACCAGGGACTGGCCCACGTTGGGATAGAAAGGCTGCTGCCAAACATAAGAAAGATTGGGGCAAAGTGGCGATTAAAGCAATGGGAGTTAAGTAATGAATAACAACGATTTTTCAGAGGTGTTGCAAGAATTTCTAGCTGGTCTAGGCTTGCCACTAACACCTCGACTGGACTATCTAAATGAAGGTGAAGACTTGGTAATATATGCTTTACCTGGCGGCAAAGTGGAAGACGAAGACATGGCTGGTACACAGATTTTGTCGTTACCGTTTGAAATTGCTATCAAGTCCAAAGACCAACAGAAAGTTAATGTTGTCCTTTGGAAAATCAACACTGAGCTTTCCAAAATCGGTCTTGAATTACCAAGTTTGAACAATTCTTACACATTTTTGTCGTTGAAAGTTGAGACACCAAGCCTCAACGATGTCAATGACCAAGATTATTACATTTATTTGCTTGATTTAGAAGCAACTATTGAAGTAGAAAGGAGCCTTAATTAATGGCTAAATTTAAAAATGCGATTCGCAAACACTATATCGCACCATACGACCCAGAACATCCAGACACACCACCAACTGATGATAAGTATCTTTGGATCGCCAAAGGTATCAAAGAATCTGCACCAGAGAATGACGCAGAAGATGATGACGTTGCTTATTTCGACGGTGACGGTACTAAAGAAAAAATCATCACTTCTAAATCTCGTGGTCGTTCATTCGAAGGACACCGTGACCATGGTGATAAAGCTCAAGACTTTGTTGCTGATAAAGAAGACGCTGTAGGTGATGATCTTATTGTCTGGTACAAAGAAGTAGTACCAACAGGAAAATATTACAAAGAAGGTCTTGCTCGACTTTCTGAAATCGAAACTGGAGACGGGGAAGCGTCAGAGCTTGAAACAATCAAGTTCCAAGTTAACTGGTCTCGTACTCCAGAAAAACATGACATCAGTGGCACACCAGCCGCAGCAGTAGCAGCCGCTGGCACTGGTTCAGAAACTTCTGGACGTACAGCGTCACCAGATTCTAGTCGTTCTGGTGCTTCATCAGAAACTGCATCAGCAGTAACAACTGGATAACTTAACTAAATAAAACAAAGATAAGACAACTAAGAGGGTGGGGGTTAGCCCTTGCCCTCTTTTTTCGTATTCAAAAAAAGGAGAAATAACAACATGGTAGTAATTAAAAAACGTAGCAATGTCATTCCTGTAGATTTTGGTGAATTCCAACTTAACTTCCCAGTTTCGGATAGCAATATTCAACGCATGAAAGCTGTTGGTGAGGACTTGCAAGCCAAAGGTCAAGCATTCCAAGATACTAATGACGAAGAAGCCTTGGGAGCTTTGAAAACACTTGTAGAAGATGGCTTCAATCAAGTTTTTGACGATAAAGAAGCCTTTAATCAAGTCTATGAGTTTGCTGGTCAGTCAACAATTAACGCTATGTTCTATCTCATTGAAGCCATCAAAGGTATTTCAGAGGAATTTGAAAACCAAAACTCAAAATCAGCCCTCGATAAGTATTTGAATGCTTGATTTATCTCGAAGACTAACAGACAAGTTAGTTATTGATAATAAAGAGTACGCCCTTAATCTGTCCTTTGATAACATTCTACGCCTCTTTGAGATGTGGCAAGATGCAGAGGTCCCAGAGTTTGTTAAGCCTCATTTTGGAATCCGTATCTTGACTGGCGAGACTTTAGAAGATTTCAGCGTCGAAGAAATGTCAGAGATATTTAACGAGGTCTTTGAAGAGCATATAAGCCTGTCTGATGTTGAGGATAACCATGTTGAGTACGACTTAGCTGGGAATCCGATGAAGACCACGGCAAGCGATGATACGAAACAGAGGGCTCCATACGATATCAGATATGATGGTGATTATATCTACGCGTCATTCTTGCAAGCTTACGGCATCGATCTATTCGATGTCCAAGGCGAACTCCATTGGAAGAAATTCAACGCTCTACTTTCTGGGCTACCAGAGGGCACCAAGTTTATGGAAGTTATCAAAATCCGGAAATGGAAGCCACAGAAAGGCGATTCAGCAGAATACAAAGAGGAAATGCGTAGGCTTCAGAAAGATTATGCTCTCCCTAACGAGTTTATCGAGGAAGAAGAGGAGTACGAAGAAGAATTTTAGAAAGGAGGATAATCTATGGCAGATGGTACGGTCACCATTAAGGCGTTATTTGATGGCAAGGACGCTGAAGGTGGGGCTAAACGCATTAAGAGTTCGCTAGAAGGCTTGAAAAGTGGAGCTGGTAAGGTTGGTTCAGTCTTCAAATCTGTATTAGGTGCTAACTTAATCGGTGGTGCTATCATGGGCGGAATCAGTGCTATTGGTAGTGGCATGAAGTCGATGGTTGGTGAGCTTAATAGCTCGACTAAAGCATGGAAGACCTTTGAAGGCAACATGCAACAGATTAACATGCCTACTGCTCAAATCCAACAAGTCAAAGGCGAGTTGCAAGACTTTGCTTCCAAGACCATCTATTCAGCGTCTGATATGGCTTCTACTTACTCACAGTTAGCAGCAGTCGGAACGAAGAATACAACCGAGCTCGTTAAGGGCTTCGGTGGTCTTGCAGCAGCGGCAGAGAATCCACAACAAGCCATGAAGACCTTGAGCCAACAAGCGACTCAAATGGCAGCTAAGCCTAAAGTTCAATGGCAGGACTTTAAGCTCATGATGGAACAAACGCCTGCCGGTATTGCCGCAGTTGCGAAAGAAATGGGCATGAGTACCGATGAGATGGTCAGAGCTGTCCAGGACGGCAAGATTAAGACTGAAGACTTCTTTGATGCCATAACTAGAGCTGGTAACAACCCAGTATTCAGTAAGATGGCCACCGAATTTAAGACTGTTGACCAAGCAATCGATAGTATGAAAGAGTCTATCGGTATTAAATTGATGCCACAATTTGAGAAACTCAATCAAATCGGTATCAAGGCAGTCGTAGGGTTAACCGATGCTATTGAAAGGATAGATTTCAACAGTATCGCCGATAAAATCGGCAACGCTCTGTCTTCGCTTTGGAAAGGCTTCACAAACACTGGAGCTTTGGAAAATCTTGGTGCAACGTTCACCTACATTGGTAGCTCCATCAAGCAACTATTTAGCAAGATTGATGGTAGCAAGCTTATGCAGGGTATTGGTTCGGTGATTGGTGATATTGCTAACGGTATTTCACAAGCTCTAAACATTGCCACGACATCAGTTAGAAGTTTCATCAGTTCATTTGCTGATACGGGGGCATTTCAGTCGTTTAAAGCAGCATGGCAAGATTCTTGGAATGCCCTCAAGGCTATTGGTTCATCTCTTGGCGAGGTGCTGGGTAGCTCAGAAATGCAGTCAATCATTGCAGGCATTGGCTCAGCTCTTGGAACGCTTGTAAACTGGATATCTCAAGTTATTTCAGCAATATCTAGGTTTATCAGTGCAATTCCGCCCGGCATTTTAAACGGCATTACTAGCGGTATTCTGGCGATGGTAGCAGGTTTTATGACTGCAAAGGCTGGTATTTCAGCGGTAGGTGTTGCATTAAAAGGATTGGACTTCATCAAGAGTCTAAACCCATTCAAGAAGTTTGGGGAGGATGCAGCAGAAGGAACAGAGCAAGCCGCTACTAGTGCTAGACGTTCTAAGTCAACTATTACTCAACTATTTAGTGGGATATCCAACGTTATCAAGTCTTCTGGTAATGCAATCAAAGGAATATTGACAGCTATATTCAAAGGTATTGCTGAAACTTACAAAGGTTTCGGGCAAGGTATGAAACTTGTCTTGCAAGGCCTTAAAGGATTGAATCCAGCAACCTTGCTTTCGTTCGGTGGTGCCGTAGCTATCGCAGCCGTCGGAATCGGTGCAGGGATTGCATTGATCGTTGCTTCGTTCTCACTACTAGCAAGCCACGCAAGCGGTGTTTCACAAATTATTGGCTCTATAGGTTCTGCGTTCAGTACAGTTGTCCAAGGAATTGGTAAGGCAGCAGGAACTATCATTAAAGCCTTTGGTACTGCATTCGCTACAGTCATCAAGGCGGTCGGTGAAGCTGCGCCAGGGCTTGCCAAACTTTCACCACTCGTTGAAGCCGTTGGTACAGCTATTGGTAACGCAGCCCCAGCCATTACGGCATTTGGTAATGCTTTTACTTCTATTTTGGGAACGTTGCCAGCTATTATTAGTGCATTCAGCGGACTAGTTTCTGCTATAGGCTCAGCTATCAGCCAAGTGGCCACAGCAATTACTCCGATCGTCCAAATTATCGGTAATACTATCACGGCAGTAACTCAAATAATCGCTAACGCAATTGTGGCAATCGCACCGGTTATCGCGAATTGCATTGTCCAAGTTGCTCAAGTAATCGGACAATTTGGACCACAGATTGCAATGGTTTTACAAGTAATTGTACAAGCTATTCAAGCAACGGCACCAGTTATTATGACCTTGATTCAAGGGATTGTGACAGTCGTTCAGACGATGGCACCAGTCATTAGTCAAGTGATCTCTGCCATTGTTACTGTCGTTCAAACGCTTGCACCTATCATAAGCCAAATCATTTCAGCGATTGTGACAGCGATCACTCAAATTGTGCCTATTATCACAGCTATCGGTAGCGTGATTTCTGCTACATTGCAAGGCATTGCTAGCGTGGTTCAATCTGCTGGTATGGCAATTGCTACCGCTGCAATGGGTATCGGTCAAGGTATCTCTACGGCGTTGGGTGGTGTTGCAAATGTTATCAGCTCAATAGGTTCTGCGATTGGGACAGCATTGCAAGGCATTGCCGATGTCGTGCAGTCGGTTGGTACATCAATCAGCACAGCTGCACAAGGTATCGGGGACGGTATCAAGTCAGCGTTTGAAGGTGTTTCAAAAGTCATTGAATCAATGGGTAGTGCTATCAGGTCGGTCCTTGATGGATTGGCTGATGTGTTCAACTCAATCGGTACCGCAGCACAGAAAGCAGGGTCTGGATTCAATCAACTTGCGAATGGCGTAGTTAAGATTACTAACACTAATCTTGGAGACATGGCTGCATCTCTTGCAGCAGTTGCTAAAGGCGTTGGCTCAATTGGTAACAATTCGGCCGGATTGGCTCAAGCTGGTACTGGTATGACTCAGCTTGGTAATGGTATGAGTAAGGTTTCAAGCTCAGCATCTAGCGCTGTCGCAGGTCTAAGTTCATTCTCGAGCACGATTACAACTATTCAATCGTCATTCACTAGCTTGCAATCACTGCTAAGCACAGCGGGTACTGCATTCAGCACGTTTTCAAGTCAAGCTATGCAATCACTAACTGGATTGTCTGCTATCGCAGGACCTATCACAGCTTTCCAAACGCAAATCATGACGCTAGCACCAGCCTTGATGGTTGCTGCGACTGGACTAACTCAGTTCAGTACAGTTTCAATGACGTTGACTGCTAGTATGACTTCTATCAGCTCAAGCATGACTATGTTAACTACTAGCTTAACTATGTTAGCTACTCAGTTAACTATGATTACTACTAGCATGACCATGATGGCTACTAGCTCAACCATGTTAGGAACAAGTTTAACGCTTATTGGTACGCAATTCACCATGATTGGGACATCACTTATGATGCTTAACAGTCAATTTATGACGTTTGCCACTGGTATTATGCAAATGACATCACAGCTCATGATGGCAGGTTCAGCAGTGACCATGTTTGGTGCTCAACTAATGACCGCTCAGACTGGTTTCAGCATGGTTTCCATGATGGCTACTATGGTATCTAGTCAGCTTGCTATGCTTGCTAGCTCAGCCCAAATGGCAGGAGCAGGGCTTGCGATGGTAAGTGCTCAAGTTATGATGCTTGCTAGTGTGTTTGCTACAGTCGGAGCGGCAGCAATGACATTACAAGCTACGATGATGTCACTAGGTATGGCAGTAAGTGCAGGTATGATGTCAGCCGTCCAAGCGGTAACGTCTGGGTCTATGCAAATGACTGCAGCACTACGTTCTAGTGGTATGCAAATGGTCGCTAGCACACAAGCCTTCATGAATCAGATTGTTTCAGCAGTTCGAAATGGCATGAACCAAGTCGTTGCTGCAGTGAGAACAGGCGGCGCTCAAATGGTTTCAGCCATGCAGTCAAGCGGTCAGCAATTAGTGTCAGTTACTCAATCAGCGGTTAACCAAGCAGCGGCTGCAGCAAGGTCTGGGTACGGAGCATTCCACTCAGCTGGTGCTTACATCGGCCAAGGTCTTGCTAACGGTATGAGATCAGCTCTTGGAGCTGTTACAGCCGCAGCTAACGCACTCGTGGCACAGGCAGAACGAGCAGCACAAGCTAAAGCCAAAATCAACTCACCATCCCATCTATTCCGTGATGAGGTCGGTTGGTGGATTGGCCTTGGTATTGCTCGAGGTATCGATGAATCGGCTCCAGAGGTTGCCAATAGTCTCGATTATATCCGTGATCAAATCAACGGCTTCAATGTTCGAGCTAATGCAATGCTTACGGGTGCTACCTCAAACATGGCTAGTCAGCTTAAGATGGAAGTGCTCAGAGATAAAACGCCAGACGCTACGATTTCAGCACGTCAAGAAGCCTATGCTGCACACTCAGCTGGATTGCTTAATGATGTGATTGACGCTCTTGTAGATGTCAAAGAACAGATTGCACAAGGTCAAAACATGGTGCTTGATACTGGTGCCTTGGTCGGTGGTACGGTTAATAACTTTAACAGTGCTATTGACACGATTAAAACGTTGAAAGGACGACATAGACTATGATTACTAAAATTAAAGAATACATAGAGTTCGGCGATTTTAATAGTCGAGACGCTGGGTGGTACCTTCAAAAGCGTGAGGCACCAACGCCTGACGAGAAAGAGATCGTTGAGTCTATCCCTTACATGCAGGGCGAACTCGACTTCTCCTCTGCGTTGGGAGAACGTGTGTTTGAATCAAGAGAAATTACATACGAGTTTAAACTACCATTCACTACTTATGAGAACCGTAAGATTGCTGAAAGACAGATTAAGTCAAGCATGGTTACTAAAACCCAGCGGAAATTAAGAGATACGCACGATAGACGCTATTACTGGATGGGCAAGGTTAAGCACATCAAAGTAGCTGACGACCCGATTAAGAAGAATCTGGTCGCTACAATCACATTCAAGTGCTATCCGTTTGCATTCCATGAGGACGAGTATTTCGATGATGTTTGGGACACATTTGACTTCGAAACTGACAATTCAACGTGGACTAAGTGGGCGTTGGGCTATGAGAAGAAGAAGACACCAGTCTATTTCGTTAATGCTGGCGATACATCTATCAGCCCAGTGATTATCTGCAGTGAGGATATCACCTTGAAAGATGCTAATGGGACAATTTACCATCTCAGCAAAGGTGAAAATAGAGATTTCACCTTGACACTAGACATCGGAGTCAACTACTTCGAAGCCCAAGGAAACGGAACGCTAGCAATGCACTACTCTAACGAGGTGATGGCATGACAGTATCTTGTGATAGCATTGAAATTTTCAACATCAGCAGCACAGGCTACGCTATCCGTGTCAAGGGGCTAAAGTCTAGTAATGGCATATCTGGTTTACAAGTTCCAACGTGGTCAGAGCACTCTGGCCAAGACGACCTTGTTTGGTACGACGCCTTGAAGTGGGGCGATGATTGGTACTGTACTATTAATTCGGTCGACCATAACAGCGACAGTGGTATATATCAATCTCACTTCTACGTTGTTACTTCAAATGGCTCAAAAGAGTATCTTGAGGGCAAAGAGGTAACAGTTCCAGAGCGTCCGAGTGGATTAGCGAAGAAGGCAGGGTATGCCATCTATTGGTGGCCTAGCTTCCTTGATAGACGATGGGACAAGCTCAATCGAACTACGGCTACACGCAAGGTCATCCACGACCCATACAGTCCGAGAGGTAATAAAATCGTCCACGGTGAAATCAAGCAAGCTGTCAACAGTATCCATGAGCTAGAGTTTTCAATCCCATTAGATCATACGATGTATCAAAAATTGGTTCAGTTTAAGTCGATTATCGAAGTCGTCAATCTGAGGGACAATGAGATTGAGTTCGTCGGCCGAGTTTTGACGATGACTAATGAGATGTCAACGAACGGATTCGTTCAAAAGGTTGTCTGCGAAGACTTCTTGTCATATTTCCATGATTCCGCTCAATGGTTCCAGAAACTGCCAAACAATGGAGCTGAGGAGTATTTTAAGATAATCCTTGAATCTGCCAACTCTCAAATCGAGGATTTTAAGCGGATAGCTCCTCGGAATATAACTGTCCGTGGGAAATCAAACCGTCCATACCGCTACATCGGATATGATTCAACTTGGGATACCGTGAAGGAACGCATCATCAATAACATCGGTGGCTATCTCACGTTAAGAGAATTCAATACGAGATTGTATGTGGATTGGACTAAAGAGATCGGGACTACCAAAGAGAGCCCAATCAAGCTAGGCCAAAACATCAAATCAGCCAGTCGAGAAGTTGATTTTGACGGCCTTGCTACCATTATCGTGCCGATTGGTGCGGACTTACAAAGCCAAAATGAGGGGCAAGAGGAAGACCAAAGCCCAGATGTCTCACGGGCTCAGCTCGATATCCGAAGCGTGAATGATGGGAAGATGTATCTGGCTGACGAAGAGCTGATAAAAGAGTTTGGTTTCATTCGGAAATCAGTAATCTGGACAGAAATTGACAACCCTAGCATTCTATTGGCTCGTGGTAAGCAGTATTTGAGAAATCAGAAGATTGCACTGGCTAAATGGACAATCTCAGCAGTTGAACGCTATTTGATTGATAGTCGATACAGCAAGTTTAGAATCGGAAATAAGCATAAGATTATCAATGCACCGCTTTCCGGAATTGAGACATTGCAAATCCTAGAGAAGAAGATTGATATACTCAATCCACAAACTGTTGATTTAACTATCGGCTCACAATCTCAATCATTATCAGCCTATCAATTGCAGACTCAAGAAGCTGATAGCTCGATTGAAAAACTCAAACTAGATCAATCAATAGCTACTAAACAGAAGAAGCTAGAGCAGTTAAGTGCACAGTTATCTGCGCTTAGATCTGCTAGTCAGTCTAAGCCTGTCGAGCCAAGAACTCCGAAACCACTGGCTACTAATGCAACAGAATCCGATAAAGAGGCATACAACAGAGCTCTCGAAGATTACAAGCTTGCTAAATCTGACTACGATGCTAAACTTTCGGCATTTAACACAAGTCAGAGAGAGCGTGCACAGCGTATCAGCGAGCTTGAATCTGAGATTGCACGATTACGAAATGAATTAGGAGGTAATTGATGCCACAAAATGAAGCTGAGGGGCGCTTGAATCTATACGATGATGTGACCCCGCTTGAAAAAACTAATAAAATTAGCGTCCTTGTTGACGCTATTCGCAAAAAAACAAAAGGGGCTGATGTCCGTGAGGCCATCGCCCTTGGGATAGAAACTACATACGATGACGCTACAAAGAGTGGGAACACTGACATGGAAGTAGTGAAGTCAAGAGACACTTACAGTACGCTCTCAGAGCGTCTCGACAACATGACTCAAAACCTCGATGGGAAAGCGAGTACGAAGTGGATTGAATCAAAACTTAACGCTATCTCCTCTAGCGCTCCGAAGGCTGTTCTAAGCTCGCTGGAAGAGATTCAGCGTACTTATCCAAACGGCGCCAACGGTATCGTTGTAGCAAGTAATACAGGGAAATGGTACTACTTCAACGAGAGTGGTAGACGCTGGACTGAAGGTGGAGTCTATCAATCCAGAGGTCTCAATGTTGATGAAGTGACAGCTGACAATATCGACTTCACGGAATCAATCGAACAACTATTGAGAGATAAGATTGAAGGTTCTGTCTACCTTTGGAATAACACATCAATAGGTACGTGGTCTTCTACTGGATGGCTTCGATTCATGCCAGTGCCAATTAAAAAAGGACATAAGTATTACTTATCAAACATCCGTGGGATATTTTCGTTTGCCATTTCAAGCGATGGCAGCAGACTGGTTAAAAAATTCTCAGAAACGGATGATTTGGTAACTACAGAATACATCCCGCCAGAAGATTGCATGTTATATGTATCTTCTAAGCCAGACGAAACGGCTAGAGTTTTTAACGCTTCGCTAGAAGAGCTAAAAAAAGCTAACGTTGACTTCTCAAACTTACCTGATGGCTATGTCTCGCTTAAAATTCCTAAATTGACGCTGAATGTCAAACCAGAAGAACTCAGTTTCGTCAATGTTGTTAAACAGTTAGTCGATGAACGTACCTTTAAGGTCGGAAAGGCTTGGTCTGGTAGTGGAAATGGGACTTACGACGCATCTACTTGGGGCACTTATCCCAAGATATACATGCAAGCCGGGCAGACTTACGGTTTGAAAAATGTTCGTGGGGTGTTCACTCATTACTTTGACATCTCTGGCAAGAAGCTTAAAACATTCTCTACTACAGACGTGTTAGTTAACCAAGATTTCACCCCGGACGCAAACGGCTACATTTTGATTAGTCGATTGACATCGGACGAACCTACCAAGGTCATTCAAGGCGGAAATGCTCAAGCTCACTATCTTGAAAACCTTGATTTTGGCTCTAGTGCCATTGCTTCAAAAGTGCCATTCGTCATGCCAGATACGTCAAAAGTACAGTTCGGTTCAGACATCACTGGCATTGATACGACCCAAGTAACAACGATTAACAATCTTGGATATATGAGCCCTATCAAGAAATGGGACAAGAGTCGTGGGTTCATCGATACGATCAACGTCTATGTCAAGGATGCAGGTACATACAATTTTGCCATCGGTAACATCGACCAGAATGATTTGATTGTATCTCCTCGAGTGTTCCAGAAACAGCTTGCAGCTGGGTATAATACGCTTAATGTCCGTGGTGAAGATAAGGAAATCTTCTTTGGCGAACAGCTATTCTTTGAATCTCATGATAACCGTGTGTACGCTTCAAAAGGTGAACGCAACTTAATTCAAGATGCTCAACACGTTACTAATAACGCTGGGTATTCCGGGAAAATCATGTACGAAACAGGGCAAGCTATCCCTTTCAGCTATCGTGTAGCTAACGAGAGCGCTCTTGAAAAGGTTGAGACGCTGAAGCAGAAAACGGATAAAATCGAGCCTGTTGTTACGGAACTTGAGTTGTTCAAGAAAACACCGATGATAACAAGCCCAAACGGCACTAAATTCCGCTTGTTGGTTGATAATAACGGCAATCTATCGACTGTTTCAAACATTCCTAGCCGTGTAGCTGTGTTTGGTAACTCAATCTTGAGTCACCCTTGGCTTAAGGGTATGGGTATGGCTGCTAGTGCGCCAGATAAAGATTACTTCACACTCGTTAAGAACTACATCTTATCTAAGAACCCTAGCGCAGTGGTTGAGCGTGGTAACGGTGCGGATTGGGAATCCGACCCAAACAATCGACGTGGGACATTCGACACTAAAATGAAACAATCACTAGGCCCAGACACAGACATTGTCATCTTGCAATTCGGTGATAACTTGAACACTGACGAGAAGCGCAAGAACCTTGAAACAGACATCCCTAATCTTGTTAACTGGATTAGGGCAGCGTCTCCGAAGGCTCTAATCTATTGGGTTGGTATTTACTACGCTTCACCAGATTTCGTTGATAGAATCAAGCGTATCTGTAAGCCACTGGATGTTACATTCGTCGACATCTATCAGTATTCTAAAGATGCTAAGTATAAGTCCGAAATGGGCAAGGTGTTGAGACTTCCAGATGGTTCCAACTACACGATCACTAATGCTGGTGTGGCAAGTCACCCTGGAGATTTAGGACATAAGGCCATTGCTGATGAAATCATCAAGAATTTCTTGTTTTAAAAAAATGGGGGTAAAAAAATAAAAGAGGTACAGTACATTGAATGTTTCTGAGCTAATAGCTCACCTAGCCCCCACAGTTGGGGTGGTTGCGACTGGTTGGTTTGGGATGAAAGCTAGCAAGTCAGCTAACTTAAACAAAGAGCAATTCAGTGAGCTTAAAGGAGAGTTAAACACTATTCAAGAATCGGTTGAAGTCGTTCAAGATTTAGGTAAATTCAACGGCGATAAAATCAACGAGTTAAATGACAAGCTGGTAGTGCATGATGAAGCACATTTGGTAACTATGTATTTGCGCTTAGAGCGTGACATTTCCAAAGAATTAGAGCGTGGATATACCACTGTCCACAATTCGGATGTGATCCACAAGATGCACTCAAGCTATAAGAAATTAGGTGGCAATGGGTACATTGATGCCCTTTATAAAAAATACATTAATTTAGAAGTGAGGAATTAACATGAAAATTAACTGGTCTATTCGTTTTAACGCAAAAAACAAAGCATTTTTGTACCGTGTAGCGCTTGCAATTGCACTACCTATCTTGACTTACTTTGGAATTAATTTCCAAGATTTGACAAGTTGGGATGCGGTGTTCAGCTTGTTTGGTAAGTTTGTATCAAACCCTTATTTGGTAGGTTTGACAATTGTAAACATCTTAAATATCATTCCAGACCCAACTACCAAAGGTCTCGGAGATAGTGAGCAAGCTTTGAACTACCACGAACCACGAAACGATAAGGAGACCTACTAATATGGCAACAGATAATGACATTATTCAATTCGCAGAAAATCTAGCTGACGCTGGTGTCGGTACCGATGCGGACGGAGCATGGGGAACACAATGTGTTGACCTGCCTAACTCTATCTCAATCAACTTCTTTGGTCGAGCTCTTTGGGGGAACGCCATTGACTTGCTAAACTCGGCGGCAGCAGTAGGCTACGAAGTCGAGTATAATCAAGAAGGCAACCTTGACAGCCGTCCACGCCGTGGTGCTGTATTCGTCATGGACACCACTTACATCTACGGGCATCCTTACGGCCACACTGGTCTGGTTATCGAAGATTCAGACGGCTACACCATGCGAACTATCGAGCAAAATATTGACGGCAACGCTGACAGCCTATATGTCGGTGGTCCCGCTCGTTATAATACACGTAATTTTGACGGCATCGTCGGCTGGTTCTACTTCCCAACAGATAGTCAATCACAACCCCCTGCACCAACACCAACTCCGTTCGATGGTATAATTACTATTAACGAGGAAACTGGAACATTCACAGTTGAAGTATCAGCCCTTAACGTTCGAGCTGGTGCCGGTCTAGGTGCTGAAATCGTGGCAGTTTATGGAGCTGGTGAAACCATCAACTATGACGGTTGGTGTGACGTTGACGGCTATATCTGGATTAGCTACATTGGAGCTTCTGGAAATCGTCGATATGTCGCAGTCGGTCAATCAGAGAATGGTCGCCGTGTAACGTCATTCGGTTCATTCGCTTAATTTAGACCACGCAAACTAAAAAAACGAAAAGGAGTATATCACCTCCCCTCAGACCACAGTAGGGACATCATGGTGGTAGTGGTCGAAGCCTCAGCGTTTGCTGGGGCTTTTTTTATTATGTGACTTTAAGTCCGTTTCGCTCCGAAGGTGCGAAACAGATAAACCACCCGCTATGCGGGTGCGCATCGAAGGTTATACCGTCATAACAAAAAA